GGCGTGTTCCGCGGTAGTCTTTTCACTTTGTAAGTATTCGTCAACCACGTAGAAACAATCCGATGCTGGTTCGTAGATGATAACCACAAATGCTGTAGCATCTCTGTAACCTGGGTCACAACCAGCTATGGCTTCACCTTTTGTATTTTCGGGTAATTCACAAACACTAGCAGCTTTGAAATCATATATTTGTCCAACATACGTGGTAAAGCTAGCCATGTACTCTTGTTCAAACTCCGACTTTGACATCGACCGGCGGGCTTCTTGTACATCCGACTCAGCCATACGAGTATTCTCAGTATAATCTGCTTGTAGGCTAATCCATTCTGGAAAATTATCATCAAACCCACGATTCCAAAACTGACTAAACCAGTTATTTTTACCACGAGGTGTTGAAATAAAAATGGCTTTGGCACTGGGCTTGTCTAAAGTAGGACGAAGTGCAACGTTAAACGCAGCCTCGCCACCTTCACCTAGTGCAGCTTCGTCAAAAATAATCAAGTCATAGCTGCGACCAACAGTTGAGTCAACGGTACTAAGCGAGCCCATGCGAATGGTCGACCCATTTGATATTTCAATGATCTTGTCTTTTAAGTTATCACGAGTAATTTCCAAATCAAAGTGCTTGATTAGTTTACGTTGTAGCTCAAATGAAATTGACGACAAATTGTAGTTAGGTGAAATAATAAGTACATTTGACCCAGGCACTAGACTGACTAGTTGCCCAACCACGTTGGCAATGTAAGTTTTACCCAGGCGACGGGCTAGTGCGGCGCAAACGAACCTGTACTTGGGGTCGTTGACGGCATTGATTAGTGCGATTTGGGGTCTGTTGATGGTATCCCAAATTCCCAGCAGTTTTAAGTAGTTGGTAATCGGCAGTTTAATAAATCTGGTTGCGGCTGGGAAATCTGTGATAACTTCCGAGTTAACATCTGGACGACTAATAGTTAGCATTAAATACCTTCACCAGTAATCAGCTGCTGAACCAACTTGGAATACTTTGATCCATCTAGGCCTTCATTGATTTGTACATTGACTTGTTTGCTGGGCGCAGTTCCAGCCCTGATTTTTTCCAGCTGAATTTCCTTGTCCAGTAAATCCATTGACATTTTGTGTGATAAGGCAAGTAGTTCCGATATGTCTTTTTGGGACCCGGTACCAGCCTCTTCAAGTTCGGAGAACTTTTTCTTGATTAAGGCATCCATGGCCCGGCGCATCAAAAAACGGTTATTGTATCCTGAGTCCATGAACACCGAATCAATATATGTTTTAACTTCACGACGTTGTAGTATGCTGGTCACAGTTTCAACATCCAAGTCAAGTTCTTGGGCGACCTTGCGGGCATCATTAACTTGAAGGTAACAATTAGCCACTTCCAGTGCTTCTGGGGCAATTTGTATAATTTCAGCAGGTAGGTGTTGAGTCATGGTAGGGTATCCTTTTGGGTTAATTATACTGGGTTTTGAAAATTTTCACAAGTGTGTTTTTTTCGAGGGTTTTTTGAGGGTTTTTTGAGGTTTACGCACCGAAAAGGTTTAGGGTAAATTTTCATAAATAGGCCGTGTGGGTGGGTCCAGTAGCGTACGTATATTTTGTAGTCTAATAACCGCCCCAGTCAGTATAACATAAAATCTATCATAAATCAATAGGGGTAAGCACCTAGAAAATAATTTAAAAATCTCTTGACGACGTAGGATTCTGTGATATAATAAACACATGACAACAAGACAAGACTACTTACTAGCGTGCTCTGCAATTGAGGACAAGCATCCTAATGCATGGAGCATTGTACAACATGACGACACAAATTTTTCTGCTAAGGTAGGGCATTGCATGGCGTACTATGTTATAATCGACAATGAAATTATTGGAGACATTTGGTATGAATAAATTTAAAGAATTTTGTGATCTTGCTCTTGCAATGACTTGCATTGCGATGCCTTTTGTGATATACTTCTATCAAATGAAACCCTAACCCTTTCCCTTAACCCTTAACTTTTTAGGACTTTAAAATGACTGCAAAAACCGTGAACTATACCCCTGAGCAAACCCTGCAAATGGTTGCTGATTACCAAGCCGGTACAACTGTTGAGACCATTGCCGAGGCATTGGGTAAGACTGTGCGTTCTGTCGTTGCTAAACTTTCGCGCGAGAAGGTTTACATTGCCAAGACATATGCCACCAAGACCGGCGAGGCTGTTATCAAAAAGGATACAGTAGCCGATTACATTGGCGAGGCTTTGGGCTTGGGTGAGGCTGATACAGAATCACTTACCAAAGCCAATAAGGTTGCACTAAAAGCAATCGCTGATTTCATCAAGGCTGAAAAGACCTGATGGACTGTAGGGGCTTTGTCCCCTATAACCCAAATGCGAATCATTCGCATTTGGGGGCGCCAATTATATCACATATAATTGGGCGGTGTCAATAGGGGTTTATCCCTATGTTGTATTTTTACACACTTGACTTTTTAACTGTTTTACTGATATAATAAAGGCATGAACAATACATACACACCCCAACAGATTAGCCGCTTTCACCGCTTTTGTGATCGTCATGGCTTGCAATTTAATAACATGATAGAATATAATTCTGCTATTAAACAATTTTTCCTGAAAGACTAATATGACTAAAAATCAATTGTTGCTTGACCTACAATCTGAAATGTGGGATTTTTATAAAGATGTGCATGGTATGCGTCCAAGGCATTGGACGCAAGAAAATTGGGATTCCATGGAATTCTTGCAAGAACAAAGAATTTTGTTATGTGACATTGTAGACAAATTCACACCCAAAGAGAAAAAAGAAAATGGTTGGGGATTTGATAACTTTCTAGCTCAGGCTGTTGGCCCTGCTAGGACATGAGACAATAGCCCTACTGTGAGTAGGGCTATTTGCGCCAAATTATACCATATAATTTGGGGCGATGTCAAGGATTATTTACTAGGTGTTTTCACCTATGTTGTATTTTTGCACAAATGAAAAATAATTGCTTTATGCGCGTTTTTTGCTGTATAATTCATTCATACACTGAAAAGGACTTCAAAATGGCTAAAATTACTCGATGCTCAATTTACGATATGGATGGCACTATTGTTTGCAGTTTGCACAGATATAAAACCATTATTGACGATAATGGCGAACGTATTGATTTAGATTATTGGCGCGAAAATGAATATCGTGCAATGGATGATTCTCTTTTGCCATTAGCCCAACAATATCGGGCAGATTTGCAAGACGAAAATTGTTTTGTGATTATTGCCACTGCGCGGGTTTTGCGTGATACTGATAATCAATTCATTAATGAAATTCTCGGTGAACCTGATTATATTATCTCCAGAGTTGACGGTGATTCTACTTCAGGCGGTAAATTAAAAATCTCGGGTTTGGCAAAGTTTTTTAATCTAAAATCATTTGCTAATGCTGAATTTACATTTTATGAAGATAATACCACATATTTAAAAGCGGTATGCGATAGATTTAATATTCGGGGCGTTTATATTCCCTCAAAACAAGGTCACTAATATATAATCCCTTCGGGGATTATAAAGGATTATATTATGTTTAAATCATTTGGAAAACTAATCGGGCATTTTATATTTAATCGGCCCGATAAAATACTAATCACATTAATATTGCCAATTCTTATGATTATGACTTTTAATTATCGGGATAATCTGCGAGAATATAAAGATTTTATATTTGACCGATAAAACACTGTTTCACGTGAAACACAAAAACTGTTGTTTTTTAGCAACAGTTTGCGCCAAAATTATAACATATAATTTTAGGCGGTGTCAAGCTTTTTTTTATAACTTATTTTTTGTGTGTGATTAAAATACAACAAGTTTTGGACATTTTTTCGGGTATAATTAGCACATGGACAAAAAAACACTGCAAAAATTGCTAATCGCTGAGACTGCGACAATTTGGGATTCGCTTTGCGAAATGTACCCAAAATTATGCAAATTTAATCCGCCTGAAATTACTTTGTGCGGTAGGCTTTGGCGTACCGCTGGAATGTGTTTTCAGGAAACACGCACAATTAAAATTGGTTCAAAATTTTTCAATCATTCTGAATTGTATACAAAAGAAATGTTTTCGGTTATTTTGCCGCATGAAATTATACACCAAGCCGATTTTGACCTTTTTGGATTATCCGAAAAAAAATGTGGTCATGGCAAAAAATGGCAAAAAATCATGGTACAATATGGGCTTAAAGCCGATTTTTATCACACAATGGAAATTAAAAGAAAATGATTAACTTTTTATCTTGGTTTGGTACTGTTGTTTCAATTTTGGGAAGTTTTGCCGTAGCAAGCAAAAGTTTTCAAATTGGTTATGTTTTGTTTACTTTTGGTTCTTTGGCTTGGCTTATTGTGGCTTTTGTAAAACGTGATAAGGCTTTAGGCGTTTTAAACGGCACATTTTTTGCGGCTAATCTGTTGGGAATTTACAACAACTTTTTTTAAATTATTTTCGGTTTTTTCAGTTTTTCCGCAAAAACTGGGTTATAATCTAATCTAGGGCAAACGCTCTAAAATGCGAATTCCGGCATTATCCGGTAATAAGGTTACAAAATGGCTAAAAAACAATTCTTTGCAATTCTCGATACTGAAACCACAATTTCAGATACTGTTGCCGATTTTGCAATTATTATCGTTGACCGTGAGGGCAAAATATATAATCAATGCGCGGTTTTAGTTAATGGTCATTATGGCAATTTTGAATTATTCCACGATAAAGCCGCAAATGATATTTGGGGTTATGAGGGTTTAAATAAACGCAAAGCCAATTATATTAATATGCTAGATAATGGCACGCGCATGGTCGCTTCAGTTAATGCAATTAATAAATGGATTAATCAAGCCATTGGCAAATATAATCCTACTTTGACCGCTTATAATCTCGCTTTTGATAAATCAAAATGCCTTAATACTGGAATTGATTTGTCGGGTTTTAATTCTGAATTTTGTTTGTGGCAAGCGGCTGTTGGTAATATCTGCAATAAAAAAGATTATCGCAATTTTGCAATTCAAAATCACGCATTTAATAAAGTTACTCAACATGGTAATATGACTTTTCAAACTAATGCAGAAATTGTTTGTGGTTTTATTAATGGCGAGTTTATCAAAGAACCCCATACCGCATTAGAAGATGCCCGAGATTTTGAATTGCCGATTCTCAAAGCCATTATTAAAAAGCGAGATTGGAAAGATAATATCAAGCCTTATTCTTGGCGCGATTTTCAAACCAAAGATTGGTTTACTGCAAAATAAATAATAATCGGGGCTAATAACCCCGATTATTAAAAGATGAAAATACTTTATATTATTGCACTGGTTTTGCATTTAATGGACGATAAAAGATTAGATTCTAAAATAGATACTAATCCTTTTCAAATTCAAACTATCGGGGAAATATATCATGGATAATGTTGGTTGGCTTGGTTCTATATTATTGGCATTTTGTGGATTACCACAAGCCATAGAATCATATAAAACAAAAAACTCGGATGGATTAACTTGGGGTTTTGTTTTAATGTGGTTCGTGGGTGAAATATGCACTTTTGTTTATATTATCCCCAAAATGGATTTGCCATTATTATTTAATTACTCTGCAAATATAATGTTTTTAATTATCATTATATATTATAAAATAAATCCAAAAAGATAATAAACCAAATGCGAATCATTCGCATTTGGCGGCGCCAATTATACTTGTATAATTGCACCGGTGTCAAGCTTTTTTTATAACTTATTTTTTGTGTGTGATTAAAAAACAACGGGTTTTTGTGGTACAATAGGATGTGCGCGCCAAAAATTTACTTATCAAAATGAGAACCAAAGTTGCGCCAAAATTATACCACATAATTTTCTGCCACGTCAATAGGGGTTTATCCCTATGTTGTATTTTTGCACACTTGATTTTTTCAGGCAAAATCGGTTATAATAAACACATAGCAGGGAATCGGGAAACAAGCAAAGACCCCACAAAAAATAAGTCTTTGACAACTGCCCAAAACCTGATATAATAGAATCTTAAACAAACGAACCAAAGGAAATCAAAATGACTAGCAAAACTGTCAACTATACTCCAGAACAAACCGCCGCTATTGTGGCCGATTATCAATCTGGCATGAGCGTGGAAACTATCGCTGAAAATTTGGGCAAAACTGTCCGTTCGGTTGTGGCTAAATTGTCGCGCGAAAAAGTCTATGTGGCTAAAACTTATGTTTCAAAAACTGGCGCTCCAGTTGTGAAAAAAGACGCTCACGCTGACGCTATCGGCGCGATTCTCAAATTGTCGGAAAATGAAATCGAATCTCTGACAAAAGCCAATAAAACGGCATTGGAAAAAATCTTTTCCGCTTTGGCAAATTCTAAGCCAATTTAAGCGAATCGGGGCGCAAGCCCCGATTTTGTGGTATAATTTAATTTTCAAGGAAACCAAAATGCAATCCAATTCTAAACTCAACAAATTTGAAAAATCCGTGCTCAAAGACGCGCGCAAATTTAATCCTGATGTACACTTTGCACATATGGGCAAAACCACAATCGCTTTCCAACACGTAGGCGATTTGGTAGAATTTGCTACCGCAATTTGCGCTGATAACGAAAAGAAAAATCGTCCCAAAGTTGGCAAGTATTGGGCAATGACCCGATTTGAAAATGGCCAAACTGTAAAAATGCCTTTTTTCCAGTTTGATAATATGATGGAAAATGAGGAAGCATTGGCACTTTGGCCATAATTGCCAAAACCACAATAACCCGCTCAGGCGGGTTTTTTGTTGCTTGAATAACCCTACTGCCCGTAGGGTTATTGGCGCCAAAATTATACCATATAATTTTGGCCGGTGTCAAGCATTTTTGCAAATATATTTTTTCTGTTGTTTTTTGGCACCTGGCACGATTCTTGCTTGCACAAGGCCAAATGCGAATGATTCTCATTACGTGAAAAAGTTATCCACAGGTTATCCACAGGAGCAAAAACTTGTCCACAGGTTATCCACAGCCTGGAACAGGCTGCGCCAGTGGAAAACCTTGGCAAGTGGAAAATCTTGGTAGGTTCCTGCGCCAGTGGAAAACCTTGTCAAGTGGAAAACTTTGGGGTTTTTGCCGCGCCCATTATATAGTGGAAAAGCTTAGTGTGTCAAGTACTTTTTTAGCCAAACTCTGTTAGCCTTGAAAATTTTTCAGTTGATGGATTTCTTGAAATTTTGTATAATTGTTTTATCAACAGGAAAGGGCCCAAGATGACTGACACCGAATTTTACAGGCAAATCCAGGAAGACTGGTACCATGAATTTGCGGGAGCAGAACTATCGCAAATTTTCGTATGTACCGATGCACACGACGAAATTTTTGAATTTGACGATGTGCCCTTCTAGTGATATAATTATTCTTTAAACAGCGCAGAAACCAAACAAAGGACATATGATGACTGAAGCTACCAAAACCAATTACACCCCCGAACAAACTGCAGTTCTCGTTGCAGGCTACCAAGCAGGCGAAACTGTGGAAGTTCTGGCTACCAAACTCGGTAAGACTACTCGAAGTGTAGTAGCTAAGCTGAGTCGTGAAGGCGTCTACAAAGCCAAATCGAAAGCCACCCAGCATAAGCTCAAAAAAGCTGAACTGGTCGACAAACTTGCCATGCTTTGTGGTGTGCCAGCCGAAGTATTTGAAAGCCTGGAAAAGGCCAACCACGATGCTTTGGAAACTCTGTTGAGCCGTCTGGCTTGAACAGTTTAGGGTCAGAAAATTCTCTCTTGAATCAATGACCCATTTCAAGTATAATATATATTAGACAGTCGGGAAAGGCTTTAAAAATGACAAAATCTTTGTCGAGCCTGTTCAGCGACAGCAGCCCACCTCACTAAACAGCAATTGAATTGCAATCATCTGTGTGGCTAGCCTGTTCGCAACGACTGTCTAAATTTATACTTGATTGTGCAGTTTGAATACTGTATAATAGATATATATATAAGGGTGACAGCGGCGTGCTATATGTAAATCTTAGAATTTAGCACATACGTCTTAATTGTGGGAAATCTCGTGACCGAGCCACAGCCCTGAACATATAAGAACTAGCCTTGACTAGGCATAGGTTTTGGTGGGACACGACATGTGTAGGTATCGATAGTTCGCGGCGGCCGTCGTATACAAGTAACTACTACTCTACAAATCAAAGATTCTACTAAATTCGCAAGACTAGTTCTTATATGTTTATGGTGTTATGCGTCTACGCTATATAGTAGATAACAACTTAATTGAGACCGAAGCTAGTCTCAGCCAAATTTACTGCGTTCGACTTCAGGTGAGGTCATCACCCTTTCAAGGTGACTAGATGGGATCGATACCCATACGCAGTACCAAAGGAATAATATGATACCAATAGTATTTGCTGTAGTTATTTTATCCTGGCTATTTAGCCCAGGAACAGCACTAGGTATATTTATACTCATAGCTGGCATACTAGTGCTAGCTAGTTTATAGCCCGGGTAACCTTCTGAAGATGGTCTGACCCTAAATTGTAGAACGCGTTACAGCTTCTTTAAATGCGAGTTATCTGTCGCAGCAATTTTAAATGTGACCGAAACCCTCAGCACACGGCAGCTGTTCGCGATGTATTCACAGTACGTCCACAGCCGCAGTTGAGGGTCAAGGCTGGGATGGTGTTAGCACACCAGAACGATTGAGATCACACCTTGGTGAAAGAACACCAAAAAATACAGCTATGATCTAAACAAGACCCGGATAGCTCCGGAAATGTAGTTGCGGGAAGTTGCACTCCCGGCATCGGACGCATAGTCTGTTGTGTAGAGCAAGCCACAATACTACTAGCGGCATGGAGAGTACAATTGTAGTAACTATCCCAAACAAAAAACTACTAAAGAGGAAGGCAGTATGTAAGCTTCGGCTGTGTACGTCCTCTAATAAAATTGTTAAGCTAACAGAGTAAGGGCCGATCGCGAAGCCAGGGAGTGAGAACCTTGCCGGGACTGTGACGACCTTATTTGAAGCCAGGTATGCCTCACATACGTTAACAATCAACTAGCCCACCAGGAGTCATGCCCTGTGTGGGCTTTTTGTTGTGTAAAACTGTGACCTATCTGCGCCAAATTATACCAGTGCAAAAACTCCACTGTCAAGTGAGTTTTCTTAAACCCTTGACCCTAAGCCGCATCAATTGCAGACAATTTGTGCACCCCAGCACCCACGCAAAAAAGCCCACTTAACACAAATTAAGTGGGCTTTGGCGCATTTAAGTCAAATTATTCGGGTTTAGGGTCAGATTCGGTGAGTTTAAGTTCAATTAACTTAAGCACCCCCTTATTGACCTTTTCCAGCGATTCTAGGGTCTCGACGTCAACTTCTAGTAATTCCGCAATCTTGTCAATGTGCTGGGATTTTTTCACTGGCAGCTCACCTCGCTTGTTTGTATATGTTTTTTTCTCATAAACTCCAAGTGAGCTCAATTTTGCAATAACTGATCTTTCAGGTACATCAATTGAGTAAGCAATATCTCTAACTGGCACCTTGTCTTTGTACTCAGCTATGATACGGTCAGTGATTTCTTTAGTGTATTTCATGTTACATCCAGGGAACGGGTTTTGTTTTATCTAATAGTGTCATTTTCTTTAATGTAGTATCTTCTAGCAAAGGACTCTTAAATACATTCTCTGCTATAAGCGGAGCCGGAAGGCTGTCCCAGTTGCCTGGGTCTAAGATCATCAAGCTGTTGCGGTTAACAGGATGAGCAAGCCAAATTTGGGTAAGTAAAGTTTGTGTTAGTTTTGGTAAGTGTGCAATTTCAGTGTCGGATATTCCCGTTAAACTCCAAGTTGTATGAGGATTTTTCATTTGACCAGCTTTAACACCACTTCTTTGTGTTAAGCCTTGTGTTCGTATTTCTAGTAGTCTCTGTGACCCTAAAGCGTCCAAATCAGGGCAAGTTACTGTAACTGCTTCTAACAATCGTGGCTCTAAAACATAGTCCAAGTTTTCAACACCACGCCATGACTCATAGTCTACACCTTGCATACGCTTAAACCCCGCTAGAATCAGTGGGGTAAGTACAGCATACTCTGGAATTGCTACTTGCTTGGTTAATAAACACGTGCGTGGAATTCTACTCAATCTCCACATTGCCTGAGCTTCTAAGCTAGATTCACAGTTGTGCTTTAGGGTCGCTTTGACATCTATAACACCAGCACTTTTTACTAGAGTCCATGAGCCGAAGCCCGCCACAAGTTGGGGCAAAAGCCACGATCCCATGCGGTTGAGCGAATTCTTTGTGGCAAAAGCTTCCAACTCAGTTTCCGTCATTACAGCAATGTCACGAAGTGGTAGTTCTTGTAAGTGTAATTTCTTTAGTGTTAACATATATTTTAAACGTAGTTTCCCAATGGCTTGTAGACTAGCCTACTTTGATGCGTGTTGACCCTAAATCTACCCAAATTCTAGTGTGTTACTGGATCCCCGTAAGTCGCGAGCTCCTCCCAGCACACTAGATTTGAGTGATTGTAGGCAACTCACTCAAAGTGTCTAGTCTTAAACTTTATCAATTTATACTAAATTATATCACATCAAGCAAATAGTTGGCAAGACAATTTTTCCTTAGGAGATCAAGGCTAGCATTTTCGTTTTGATCTGATTTTGATGTTTTTGTAAATCAAAATATTGGCAGTGTTCTAGAGCTGCCACAATTGCCAGGAAATCTTCTAGTTCTGAAATTAGTTCTTGTTGATTAGTAGTGGTTCTATCAGGGTGATGGTTATTGTCACCGAATCTGCGAACTTTGCTGACTGCTTGGATAACTTCAGCGGATTCTTCTTGTAGTTTGTCTAGCAACCACTGAGTGATCTGTTCTCGGGCTGAGGTAGCCCGTTTAACTTGATTTACTGCTGGAATTGGTGGTGCTTGAAATTGCTTGACGGTGTAGTTTTCTGGGAGTTTAAAGTTCATGTTAGTGTTAGGTCTAAGTATTTAAAAAGAGTTAATGTACTAGAATCATAAGTTTGATTGTCAATGATGA